CCATATCCATTCATATTTAAGCATCTTCAAATTTGAGGACCCTAAGACTTTATCGAATGGCGTTTGAGCGAACAATGCTATGCAGCCAGTAGGCTTGATAACTCGCTTGTACTGCGCCCACAGTTTATCCAGATCAATTATGCAGTCCCATTTATTTTTAGTGGTTCCGTAAGGCAGATCACATAAGATCATATCTACGGAGCCATCTGGTACGCTAGGCATGAGATTAAGGCAATCGCCCATAAATAATTGTGTTTGCATATCAGTTCATCCAGCGTAAAGTTGTTTCGCCTGTGTAGCCTTTTTCCCACACATACCACGCATAACAAATAGCATTCGACTTTGCATATTTTTCAAAGTCACCATTCATAGCGCAGCGCATACGAGAGCTTGACACATAAATAACTTTCGGCGGCCACTTTTCAAATAACTTTCTACGTTTGACTCCTTCCAAAAATTGTATTTTGAGGAACATACACACCTTGCGTCCGTCCTCGATAATATCCATTGCATGGTCTACGAACTCAGCCGCATAAGAGTAGGGCGGATTCGTGACAATATCAAAACCGGGCAAGGGGGGGGGCTACCGTACTTAGAAAGTCCTGCTGGTAGCCATACCCACGGTCTATGAGATCTGTTCCATAGACTGTATGCCCCGCCTTTTCAAATTCTTTCGCAAGATGACCCTCTCCACAAGCACACTCCCAAATAAGAGGAGATAGCGGCTCCAGTTCCATAAGGAGAGTAGCTGCTTTTGGCTCTGTCGCGTAATAGTCGTGTGTCTCGCGTTCTTCTTTTGCGTAATTTCTGGCGCCCAGTATGGCGTGCGCTGAGCGGCTATTTCCTGTCCAGTCCTTGTCTGCCATATAAAACTGCCTCCTTATGATAGATTAGATTCAACAAGCAACCGCGCCATTATAGGAACGACGCTATTACCTATCTTTGCTACCTGGTTTGAAATAGGGTAGCGATTCCCATTGTAATCATGCGTTATTATGTAGTCCTCTGGGAACCCCTGCATACGTTTTAACTCAGGTTCGGCTTTGAGCATTCTTAAAAATATATCTTTGAGAATATATTTCTCTCCAGCTATCTCAGTTACTACATTTACAAGTCCAAACCTGTCTTTAGTAGTAATAGTGGCCAGAGGTTCATTTAGTTGCTGACCACATCCTGTGCCATAATATTTAATAAGGAAAGCTGATATTAACCCGAAATGCCCAGGACTTGTAGTAATAGTATGTAAAGGCTCATTTAACCTTTGGCCGCAGCCTGTTTTATAAAATTTTGTTATAAATGCTGTTACAAGCCCATATCTGTTACTCGTATCTAAAGTCTTAATCGGCTCTGTCAGTAACTGTCCTCTGGCATCCCCATCTTTTGTTTCTGAGTGATATTGAATCAGAAATGCAACGGCGTCCTCGTTGTCAACAATGTATGGCTCTGGGTTTTCAATGACATACTTCCTGTACCCATTTGCTATACGCTTCATAGTTGCTTCTGCTAAAGGCTTTTTTCTGTTAAAAATAGATTTACCTAAATCAGAAAAGTCAATATAATCTCCGCAAGACAACCATTTTTTCTTACCACAGTTCCCGTCTTTGTTATGTGTAGCTTCTGGCCATCTGATTTCCTTGCCATCTCTACGAAATACTGCATACCATCTGCGTCTTGTGGTTGGAGCGCCATAATCGGCGGCTACAAGTTCCCTGCTCTGAAATTCATAACCTATTGACTGCATAGCAGTTATGAATTTTTGATAATCTTCTCCAGCTCTCTCCTTAATTGGCTTTCCGTTATCATCAAGCGGACCCCATTGCTGTATTTCTTCAACATTCTCCATTATTATTACATCTGGCTTTATGGCTTTGGCGTGTTTGAATACCGCCCACGGAAGTATCCTAAGCCCCTTCTTACGCGGTTGACCGCCTTTGGCTTTACTGTGGCTTGTACAGTCAGGAGAAGCCCACATAAGCGCCACTCTGCGCCCTTGTGTATATTTTTCCAAATCTACTTTGAAAATATCTTCTGTGAGATGTAATGTGTTCGGATGGTTTGTCTTGTGCATGAGGATAGCATCCGGATCATGGTTTACAGCAATATCAATGGGTCTACCAAGAGCGGCCTCTATTCCAGTAGAAGCACCACCGCCTCCGGCAAAACAATCAATAATTAAATCATCTGTATTCATTATGACCTCCATGTAAAAGTAGCAAAGAGCAGTACCATCATTACAAATGTCATAATATGGTCAGCATATCGGCTTGACTGCCTGCTTTCTCCGAAACTTGCTACAGTAAACAATGCGGCAAAAACCACAAGTAAAATCTGATAAAAAAGCATATTCATTACATCGCCTCCCTGTCTCTATTAAAATCAACGACCACATTGTCACGTTCTTGCTGCTGTGTAGCCGTGTCGCTTATCCGGCGACGCTTCGGCTTTTCCTCGAACCAGTTATTTGCATAAGCGAATAACGCCCACCATGCAATGCACACGCCACACACGATAGATGGCGCCATGCTGTCTGAATCCAGACAGCACGCTGAGGCGATACCCACAATAGCAGTAGTCCACGCCATAAACTTCAAAAACTTTACTCTCATAATGTGCCTCCTTAGTCCTTTGTGAAGAAATCGCCTACCCAGCCATCAGCCCCCAGTGGTAGTCCGGGCGCCCATGGTATAGGCTGTGTCATAATGTCTGTGACCGCTTTAAGCATTGCCTTGTCCTCAGCAAAGGGTTTAATGTCAATAATAACCTCGTCATGCACATGGAACACGATAGGGAACCCGGCGGCCTCCAGGCGTTCTATTGCACCTGCCAGAGCGTCACGGGCGATAGCCTGTACACAATTCTCTGTTAGCTTTCCGCCGTATGTCTCAATGCGTCTCCATTTCTTTGATGTCTGATCCATACCCATATAAGTGATACTTGGGTTGCCCCATCGGTTTTCTCCAACGGATGGATCAATATAAAACAGTTTTCTACCGGATGGAAGGGTAATGGTAAGAGCGCTTTTTCCGTATGTGTAATCATGCTCCCTTGCCAGCGTTACCGCGTGTACCTTTTGGCATCCGCCATATTGAATAACCTGTATAGCTGCATTATCCATTTCATACCAGAGATCACGAATCTTGGAGTTGGCATTACGCCAGCGGTCAACAATCTCCGGTAGTTCATCCTCAGTCAGCCCCATGTTTAATGCGCCCATGTTAATAAGTGCGCCGGTACTTCCTTGATAACCCAGAGCCAGCTCAGCGACCTTGCCTTTAGCTCTCAGAGCGTATTCAGGGTTGCCCTTTTTAATAAGCTCCATAGGCACACCGAACATCTGAGAGGCAGACGCCTCATATATCTTTCCGTGTGTTCTGAATACGTTCAGCCGCCATTGTTCGCCCGCCAGCCATGATATTACTCGCGCCTCAATAGCACTAAAATCCGCATCTACAAGTACATTCCCCGGACTTGCCACAAACGCTGTTCTTATGAGCTGTGAGAGCGTGTCAGACACAGCATTGATACCATAGCAGACACGCAAGCTATTGGTATCCTCATTCCGCACAAGATCACGCGCCACCTCAATAGCCTGTGTGTAGGTTCTCGGTAAGTTCTGCACCTGCACCAAACGACCAGCCCAACGCCCTGTACGATTAGCCCCATAGAACTGTAACAGCCCTCGCACACGATTGTCCGGGCATACACAGGTCATTATGGCATCATATTTCTTTGTGGATGTCTTACCTAATTCCTGCCGTATCTCCAGCATACGCTGTACCTCAGGGGCATTATCGCCGTCCATAAGCTCGGATACCACGGCTTTATTTACGCTCGTAACATCTGTATCCACTTTGCCGTCAAGCCACTCTGCAAGCTGCTTTACGCTGTTTGGGTTGTTGAGATGCGTAATGTTTACCGCTTCCTCTGTCAGTTCGGCTTTTACCTCATCACCGATAGCCAGCGCGCCGCGTACAAATGGTATGTCTACCGATACGCCTCTTGAATTGATTGTAAGATCTGTTTCCCATTGCTTTTGAACGAAATCCGGCACCGGGAAATTTGAAAGCCGGTTCTCTATATCCATTTCCGCAACAACATCCTGCAAGCAATATTCCTTGAACAGGTTCCATCTATCTATATCGTGCTGCGGTAAGTTTCGTGTCCTGCCACCATTGCTTTTTGTTGGCTTGCAGGGTACACAAAAATATCTGATTAGTGCTTTACCAGTATTAAGTTTTTGCTTGTCCTCTGGAAGTCCCAAAGCCTTACCCACAGCCTCCAGGCTCGCTGTATATCCACAGTACAAAGCATGAAACATAGAACAGCGCCAATGGCTCGGCTCCATGCGTCCATAATATTTAGACAAACATCCATACTCGAATGCTGCATTGTGGGCGTGCTTGGTGTATTCAGGGCTGTGCAAAGCTGAGATAATCCACTCCGGTACGACTTCGCCCTGTGCAAGATCGATAATCTGCACAGGGCTACCATCTACCGAATAGGCGAATAGCAAAATTTCAAAATCTGGACTTGAAATGTATTTCCACAATCCAGCGTCTCGGATTGAAACGCTGGAATATGTCTCTAAGTCAATATGCAGTTCGTGCATCTGCCTCGCCTCCTCGCTGTGTAGCTCCTTACATCGGTAAACCCGTGATCGGGTTAATCTGAGGAGCTGCCGCCTGAGGTGCTGTAGTATTCATACCTGTATTTGGATAGGTCATCTGTCCCGGTATTGCTGGCATAGCCGCGCCATAATTAGGTGTTGCCGGAGCTGCTACCGGTGCGGTCACACTCTGACCGATTCCCTCGAAATCAGAAGCAGCAGAAGCACCACCGGCAAGAGGCTCTCCATCACGGGTTTTCATTACATTACCCAGGCCACAGCCTACGCCTTTATTTCCGTTGCTGTTGAATGAGAAGAAATTGAGAGTAACACGGGCATACATACCGCTGTAGATGTCCTGCGGTGCAAGCTCACAGTTAATATTGCTGATGTCAACAACCTGTGGCTTACGCTTTGTGCTGGCTGTGATTACCCAGTGACCAGCGCACTCAGGTCCGAACTTAGAGCCATCATTTCTGAGGCCGTCGCCGTCATAGATAAGCTGAGAGCGGAGCTGAGGTCTTGCGCCCTTCCAGTCATTTGCTACTGCCTGCTCATATACATACTTGATAGCAGCGTCGATCTCTGCCTTTGTGGCTACGTCTATCTTAGGAATGAGCATTGTCGTGGAAAACTTAGGCTCTGCACCCGGCTGATTAGGGTTTGCGTATGCCTGTGAAAGATGTTCATAAGAAAGTCTTACCTCGCCTGTTAATACCTTACTTGGAATGTTCTGATACATAGTTTTAATCTCCTTTATCACTTAAATTTCATCAATAACCTTAGTTGACCTTATGTGTTGATAAGAATGTGTTGACTTCGTCCTGCATCTTATCTAAAAACTTGATAACCTCTGGACGCTGGCTCATAATATCGGCATTGTCTCTTTCAAAGATGAAAGGCTCCAAGCCGTTCATAAGGCTGTCTGTGAGCTTCTCCGTCTGTAAAAGGATAGCCGCACTGTCGTCATGCTCAGCAATATGCTCAACGATATGGTTCAACACATCCTTAAATGCTTTCTGTTCGTCCTGACGCTTTCTGCAGTCTGCTCTCGCCTTTTCAAGTGGGCTTACGGGGGGGGGTCACTGATCCTGCAAGCCCTGTCATCATAAAATCTAAAAATGGATCGTTCATGGTAAAATCTCCTTTGCTATTTTGTTGAATTTTTCCTTATTTCTTGAAAGCCGTTTAAAATCGGATACTGCCGAATGGTAAACGGCTTTTTCATGCCTTATGTTCTCACGCACAGCCTTTACTCTGAGCATTAAGTCCTTATACCGCTGATCGCTTTTCTTATATCGTTCTCGCTGATATACAAGACGGTCAAGCTCAGGTTCCAGCTCTTTATAGCGTGTCCGTGCATTTGCTCCGCGATTTGCTAGCTCTTTAAGTCGTAAGTCAAATGTCGAAATTTCTTCGCGTAATACGCTGTGTAGCTTTTCCAGCTCATCCGGTGTATCGCTGGATTCAATCAGCTTTATCAGCTTACGGATATTACGGATGCCCTGCTCACTCAGAAACGCCAGCGTATTAACAGTCATGTGACCGCGACCGTTGTTGTAACTGATATGCAAGACCGCATTATCCATCATTGCCGACTCCCTTAAAATCGACAGCCGCCGGATGATACGGTTCGCGCTTATCTGATTCGGGTACCAAGGTAGGCTTGCCCTGAGGCTTTATTACAAGAGAGCCTACAAGCTCTGCAAACTTCTTCTTGCCTGCCAGTTTTTCAAGCGCGGAGAGGGTAAGAGGCTCTTTAGGTTTATAAAGATCTTTCTCCTCGTAGCCTGCGCCCTTAAACGCCTCGATAGCCTTATCAGTATCACTGAAAGCTCTGTTGCTGCGCCCCTCAACAACCTTAAAGCCGTTGATTACCTTGCCGTCCAGAATGGCATTGAGAGCGTAGTCCTGTAAGTCGTTGTACCAGGCTACCAGATCAGCTCCTCTGATGAGCATTTCTGCAACCTCGTTATCTGTAAGTCGGTTTGGAAAGCTATCAGACTGCTTTTCTTCCTCAGTAAGTTTGCCCTCAATAGCAAAGCCCTTAAAATCTTCCAAAGCCGTGTTATTTTCTGTCCGGGCTTTACATACCGCTTTGCCCTTACAGAAACGACACCAGGTACCGCACTTGAACTCTCCAAAGCCTGAGTATGCTTTCAATGCTATAGGCTTGATATTTTCGCCCCACTGTAAAAGCTCCTCAACGGTAAGTAACTCCTCACTGACATCCTCTGTGATACGGGGCTGTACGATTGCCATAGATACTTTTTTAATAGCGCTGCCAAAGATAGAAGCATACTGTTTCAAAGCACCCAGCGCGTACAAGCGCATCTGTGAATTGTTCTTTGCGGATACCTCAACGCCTTTACCGTGCTTGTAATCTGTGATATGTAAAGTGTCGTCGCCGATCATTACACAATCGCACGTTCCAAAACCTTCCGGTACATAGTCTGAAAAATCAACCTTGACCTCCCAAGTTGTATAGGGCTTGTTGGCAAAAGTAAGAGACTTGTTTCTGAGGTATTCTGCATAAAATACTCCGGTTGTAATCATTTCTTCCTGGAAAAGTTCATTTTCACGGAGCTTTTTAATCTGACTGTTTAACTTACGCTTTGTAATGATGTTGAAATTGTACTGAGCAGATAACTCACAAATTCTATGAGCCAGCGTACCCTCAGCCGCATACACTGTTTTGTCATCCTCTCCAAACTCAGCCTCATATCTCGGTGCGGCTGTACAATTCAGCCAGCGACCGGATGATGAAGCAGAGAGGAGAGCGTGTTCTGTAGGTGTCGCCATCCTCATGCACCTCCTAAATTGCTGCGCCTAATGCTCTAAGCTCTCCTGCAAAAGCATCAAACTGGGTAGGCTGTAACTGAGTGATAGCCTGTACGCCATACTTGCCAAGTAATTCAATGACCTGCTGCATCTTGCCCTGATCTACAAGCCCAGCGCCGGCCGTTGCGATGTCATTAAGCGTAAGAGCTTTCTGCTGAGGCTGTGCGGTTGTCTGCTGTGCCGGGGTAGGTGCCTGCGGCTGTGGTACTGAGGCGGTAGGCTGCGGCATCGGAATTGTCTGTGCCTGTGGCTGAGGAGCTGGAGCTGTCTGCTGTGGTGCTGCCGCCGTGGTAGGCTGTACAACCTGCTCTACGCTCTGTACTGTGGCTGTAGTGCCTGCCGGGATAGTTACCTCGCCATTCTTATTAAGTGCTGCGCCCTCGATTGCAAGAGCTAATTTTGTGATTGCTCCAGCAAGTTCAGGAGCATTTACTGTTACTGTGATTTCCATAAAATTGCCTCCTTTTATTTTTGTTCTTTATGGTTTTTCTGTTTCTTCCAGTCCTCAAAGTTCTTTAAGTTTTGAGGATCGCTATAAAATTTTTTGACAGCAGTAAGAAAAGTAGAACTGAGTTGTTGAATGTCTGCGCTCTGGATCTGCGATGTATCAATCTGCGCTACCATCGTCCGTGTCCCTGCTTGCACTTAAAATTTTGGATTCAAGCCTTGTCAGACCTTCAATGATTCGATTCTTTGTCTTTTCCTTTGCCTCGTCGTTCTCGAATACCTTATTGCCGTTGAGGACGGTTGACAGATATGCTGCTGAGTAACCACATTCCTCTGCTAACTGCAAATTGCTGATACGGCAACGATGCATACGCCCGACAACCTCTGCCGTCCAATCCTCGTTTAAGAGTGCGTCCATCGGTTTACCTCCTTCTGTTAAAAAATTTTATCTGTTTTCAGTTGAAAAAATTTAACTAATGAAGTATAATAGGACTACCACATCAACTACATACCTCTTTTTACTTGCTCCCGATACAGGAAATCTCGGGGGTCTGGTATTTGTTTGTCAAATTTATTTAACTGATAATCAGAGTATAGCCAAATAAATTTGACTTGTCAAGAGGTTTTGTCAATTTTTTTTAACTGAGGAGGCCTATTATGAATTTCTATGACAGATATACGGCTATATGTACAGAAAAAGGTATTGAACCATGCTCACAGAAAGCGGCTGAGGCTTTCGGTGTAACAAGAGCTACAATCTCAGTGTGGAATAAGAAAAATACGGCGCCAAAGGGCGAAACTGTAAAAGTTATTGCGGATGCGCTGGGGGTGTCATGCGATTATCTTTTAGGTAGAACAGAGGATCCGACCGATTACAGTAACCCGGAACTCGCTGCTGAGATGTCCGGACCGGTACTTGATTACTTTGATGGAGATGTAAAAAAGGCTGTTGACTTTCATAAAGCAGTAGATGCAGATGTGCAAAAAGAAAAGTCTCAGATACCGGAAATCCTTAAAATGTATAATCAGCTTGATAGCTCCGATAGAATAAAAGTAGAGGGAATCATTCAAGGTCTACTTTTACAAGATAAATACCAAACAAAACAAAAGTTAGGGTAATTAGAGAAGGAAAAATTATACGTATAAAGTTTAAGAAGGAATAGATACGGCAGATTGTGTATGCCAGAACTGCGTATACACCTGGAAAGCCTGAGTGTGTAGCCGTATACAGAGAGGAGGCACTGCATGGCAAAAGCAAAACAAAAAGCAGCTACAAATGATATAAGCAAACTCGCTGTTATATATGCCAGGTACTCATCCCATAACCAGACGGAACAGTCGATAGAAGGACAGCTCGCAGCAGGACACCGATACGCTGACCTTAAAGGCTATACAGTAGTGCATGAGTATATAGACCGCGCTATGACCGGCCGTAATGACAACAGAGACGATTTTCAGAAAATGCTATCTGATACCAGTAAAAAGCAATTCGGCGCAATCATTGTGTGGAAGGTGGACCGTTTTGGTCGAAATCGTGAGGAAATCACTTTCAACAAGTACCGCTGTAAAAAGAATGGAGTCCGTGTTGAGTATGTCGCTGAGAATTTACCGGATTCTCCTGAGGGCGTTATTCTCGAAAGTGTCTTAGAAGGCATGGCAGAGTATTACAGTCTGCAGCTTTCACAGAATGTACAGAGAGGGCTTTTAGAAAGCGCCAAAAAGCATCAGGTTATTGGAGGCAATGTTCCACTGGGACTTATGATGGATGCGCATAAAAAATATGTACCAGATCTGAAAACCGCACCTACAGTAAAACTGATATTTGATATGTACGCTGAGGGCAGCACCACGTCTGAAATAATCAATCACTTAAATAGCATCGGTATGAGGACAAAAGCTGGAAAGCCATTTACAAAAAGCAGTCTTACAACGGTACTAAAAAATGAGAAATATATCGGCGTGTATAAATACAAAGACATAATCAGAGATGAGGGCGTCATACCGCCTATCGTTGATAAAGAGATTTTTTATAAGGTGCAGGAACTGTTGAAAGTAAACCGCCGGATGCCATCGCATAAATGGAGCTATTCGGACTACATTCTTACAGACAAGCTCTTTTGTGGTAAATGTGGAACAGCAATGGTGGGCGAAAGCGGATTCGGCAAAATGGGCGTCAAGTACAGCTATTATATATGCGCTAAGAGACGTAAAGATAAGACCTGCGATAAAAAGCCAGTACGCCAAGAATGGATAGAGGAAATCGTACTACAGCGCGTTCAGGGCATATTGCAGAATGAGGAGCTGTTGGAGTTTATAGCAGAAAACACATGGCAATATTATCTTGCCCAAGATGAGAGCATGGAAAAACTAAAAGGACTACAGACGGAACTTGACAAGGTGGAAAAGTCAGCAGCCAATCTTATGAAAGCGATTGAGGCCGGAATATTTAATGATATGACAAAAGCTCGCATGGATGAGCTGGACGATCAAAGAGCTGTAATAAAAAAGGCAATGGCGGAGATCGAAATAGAAAAAGGGTTCAAACTTACAAAGGACCACATATTGTACTTTCTGGAGCAGTTTAAGAAATTGGACTACAAAGACAGGGATTGTCAGCGGAGACTTATAGATGTGTTTGTAAATTCTATATTTGTATATGACGACAAATTGAGGATAGCCTTTAATTTTGGAGGCTCAGACAGCACTATAACGCTTAATGAAGTTGACAAGGCAGACCGCGGCGAAGGGTTCGTATGCTGCGCGTCTTGCCCTGTTATTAAACCTTGA